CATAATATATATCTTTAACAAAGGAATTAATATCACTAATCTGTTTTTTAGATTTAACTGATTTAATAATCCCGTCAATAATATTCATTACCATATATAGAAAATACTTTTTATATCTATTTTATTCAAAATTTATTTATTTGTGGTTGTCGTAATTATATTCTCTATCGCGAAGCGATAGAGAATATAATAATCGCACTTTTGACTTATCTATTGCTACGCAAAATAGCCAGTTTTGTTCGCTAAAAGGCAAGTATATTCGAAGAATTACACTTGCCTTTTACGACGCGCACATTTGTCAAAAAACCTATTTTTCAAAATTTATCAAAAAACCCTATGTAAAGTAATTTAAATACATTTTATTATATCTTGTAATGACTATTTTATCCACTTTATTTATTCTCTGGGGTATGTCGACATTTTTAACTCCATATTTGGCTTTATATTTTTTAGATACATTAGCATCGTTTGTTGATATAACCTATGTATCTCCTCATGATGTATATGATAGAAAAATTAATGAATTAATCCAACCAACATATATGTTTGAACATATTGTTTCATATCAATATATTTTACCCGTATCACTATTGCTCGGACCATTTGCAATTATATTTTCATTCGGGCATATAATATTTAGTTTTATTTATTTTATACCTTATTATTTCCACCGTAAATATTTGGATAAAAAACCAATAGTTTTAGCAGAAGAACTTTTACAAAGATTTTAAAATATATATCTTTATAATGAATAGTTCAGAAACTATGGAATTTAATCCTAATAATAATAAAGAATATTTAAAAAAATATTTAAAATATAAAAAATTATATCATGAGTTAAAAAATAATATAAGTCAATCAGGTGGTGCGAAGAAACATTCGAAGAATAATTCAAAGAAACATTCGAAGAATAATTCGAAGAAACATTCGAAGAAACATTCGAAGAATAATTCAAAGAAACATTCGAAGAATAATTCAAAGAAACATTCGAAGAATAATTCGAAGAATAATTCGAAGAAACATTCAAAGAAACATTTAAAACATAAAGGAAATTATATGTTTAATGTTGGAGATATTGTAGCAGACTTTAATACTGGTCATCAAGGCGTAATTAGGCAACTATGGGCTACATCGGTTGAGGCTTATCAAACTAATTCTCAATATTTAGATAAATATTTAGTTCAATTTAATAACGGTGAAACTAAATGGAAATTTGATTTTGAACTATATAAACCATATAAAGATTTAGTAGCTCTGCAAACAGTAAATAATCAATATTTACAACTTCCATCTGATCCACGACCTGCGTTTTATATTGACCCTATTCCTGTTTATTCCACAAATAGTTATGATGACTATTATGTACCTAGACGTTCAACCCGTAGAAAGTCTAAACGTTCTAGTAAGAAGACTTCAAAGAAGACTTCAAAGAAGACTTCAAAGAAGACTTCAAAGAAGACTTCAAAGAAGACTTCAAAGAAGACTTCTAAACGTAAACAAAAAGGTGGCGCTGATATAATACCATCTGCTCCACCTGAAGAATTTCCTCAATATAATACAACCTATAATCAACCTCCATATAATCCCGCCTATGTGCCACCTGCAAATCCACCTCCATATAATCCAGCATATGTACCACCCGCAAATCCACCTCCATATAATCCCGCCTATGTGCCACCCGCAAATCCACCTCCATATAATCCCGCCTATGTGCCACCCGCAAATCCACCAACAACATCTAATAATACACCTCAACAAACTCCATTAAATAAATTTATTTATGTACCAACATATGTTGCACCAGCACGTCGTTATCATTTACATGATCCGGATGCATATGATCCATTTGCACCTATTGATGAGATAACTGATTATTACAATAGAAATCATTCTCGTAAATCTTCGAGAAAATCTTCGAGAAAATCTTCGAGAAAATCTTCGAGAAAATCTTCGAGAAAATCTTCGAGAAAGTCTTCTCGTAAACTTAGAAAATATTGATAAAAATTGATCGCAAGTTAGACTTTTCTAACATTCCCGATTACTGTTTATTTTAACAATTCCTATAGGAATTGTTAAAATAAAAATTGATAATTTAAATTAAAGATTATATAAATTATTATAATAATGATCTATATAACTTGTCCAACTTGTGGTTTCTTTATTGGTAGCAAAACAATAGAGTTTGAAACTAGAAAAGAAGAAATTTGCGCAAATGCTAGCTTGTCAGAAGAAGAACAAGCGATTGAAATTCAAAAACTCATTAAAGGATTAGGATTAAGGCGTTATTGTTGTAGAATGCGGATGATGACTGGTAAGGATATTGTTCAAGATATTGTTCCAGTTGATAATAGTTAACTGATACTTACTACTTCTCCAACTCCTTTTGTTGTCCCATCCCTAAAAAATAATATCATTTTTTCTTCTATTAATTCAGGATGTTTTACAAAGGTAAATCGTACCAGTTCATTATCTCCTGTTTTTATACTAGTTGTATTATTATCAATAAAGCTTAATTCAGCCACTTGTTTAATAGGTCCGCAATGAATTATTGGGCGATAACCTTTTTTTAATGCCGAAGAATGATGTAATATTTTAACATTTGCCACAAAACTAGTAACAATATTATTTTTCCAATTTTCAATATTGTCAATAATAACCATACCCTTTCGTATCATATTTCTCGGTATGACAGTATCAAGAAAACGAATAGCAAAACAACCTTGTACATTTGGACCAATCATACCCACATCTTCACGCATATTATTATGAATTGATCTAATGGTAATTGGTACCATTTCACCGTTAAATGGACCCATAAACATCTTTTGTTTAACTTTAACAGTACCGTCTTTAACTGTCCCACTAACAACCAACCCAGTCCCCATTACACTAAAATGAGAATCAAGATAAATCACAGTACCATTCTCTTTAATATTATTAAATTTATTTCTTTGCGGTATATTATAAATAATCCGATGTAGATTATCTATCATATGACCACTTTTATTTGATACTGATATGATTGGAATTATATTAAGTGTCTCGCACTTATTAGACTGATTTCTAGTATAATTATACGCATCCATATCATTTTCAATATAAGTAGGTGTCAGATGAGGTGCATTTTTCTGAAATAATTTCTTAATACTCTTTTTTAAATCATCATATATTCCATCTGGTGCCATATCAATTTTTGTTATAATAATCATAAATGGGATATTAGTATAGAGCATAATACCAATATGTTCACGGGTAAGTTTAGTAATACCTGTATTCGCACCAATCACAACTATACCCTTATCAGGAAACATACCAGTAATACCAAATACGGTTGTTTTGAGATATTTTTCATGTCCAGCCAAATCAATAAGAGATACAACTTTATCCCCATTCATATGTGTGCGGTGTAATTCGCAAGTGCAGACTTGCGCACACCACATATTATATGTAAATTCTTCATAGTTCATATTAATCTTTTTAACAATTTTTGGATCATACTTTCTATTAATTTTAGTTGAAAGTAATTCCATATAACCATCTTTCTCAATATATTTAATAATATTCTGTGATATACAACTGGTCCGACCACTTTCTTGCTCGTGAGAATGATTAAATATATTTTTTCTTGCTTTACCTCTTCCATCATCTAATTCACCAGTTGTTAGAACCCCAACCAGGGAACTCTTGCCTGCATCAACCGGTCCGCATACAACAATACTAATCTCACTCATATATATATTTATTATTTTCTATTTAAATATATATTAATGAGTTATCACACGATTCATAATAGTGGTGAAATCATAGAACAAGGAATTAGAATGACAAATCAATGCTTATGGATATCCATAAGAGATTACCTTAGATATTGTCGTGGTCAAGAATGGAGTGTAATTGATATTAAGATGATTGGTGGTTTAGCGGCTGAGTCAGATTATGAAATGTTTGATTGGGAGAATAGAATATATAGAGATGCATTAGAAAGAATTACTCAAGCATTAAATATAAGAATAAATTTTTTTTTAGTTGATAATACTGGTAGACATCATCGTGAATTATATTTAGATGGTTATCCCATACCTATGCATATGGTTAATGATGATATCCCAGGAACTGATTTAGTAAATATTGCATTTTATGGCGCTCATTTTGAATTTATTATAGAGGGTAATGGTATTAGACCATGTCATAATATAAATCCACATGTTAGGGAAAATATTGGAGAATTTAGACCAAATTTAACTGTTATTAATCCAGATTTACAAGGAGAAATAAAGGATGAATTTACAGATGTGTATAAACAAATTACCGATAATATTAATCAAATAGAAATTTTAACAAAACAAATGGAGAAAAATACTCGCACACGTTTACAATTGAGAGTAGAAGGACAGCGTATAGTTGATAATGTTGAAAGATTGCAATATAGTGGTATTGGAGATTTTGAAAAAAATTATTTATTACAAGATTATTGTAAGCAATTTAATAGTGTTAAACAAAATCGGGATCTAATTGATATTGAAAATAATGATTTACAAATTAATATTGATAGATTAATTGCAGAAAATGAAGATTTATCTTATGTACTAAATGCATTAAGAGAAGATGCACCACGTGATAAAGTATCATCTATTTTAGTATACTGTCATCCAAAAAAAATTAATTATCAAAAGAAAACAAGTCATTTTTGGCTTACAAATACATGTACATATTCTAAATTAACATCAAAACCAATAATGGACTATATATTAGATCGCAATAATATAAAACCAGAATCAACCGTATTCAGAACTGTTGATATTGATGAGACAAATATAAGTTCACCTGATTATAAAATAGATGGGTTTAGTTCAGAATTTATATCACATCATAAGAATAATTTTGATATAGTAATACTCCCAGATTGTGGGGGACGATGGTGGGATATAATAAATATACCAGATCAAACCGAACAGTCTTTCTTATTATATAGTCTAATCGAAAGCATCTTAACTATTGTTAAACCTGGTGGTAAATTATATTTAGCTAAATTAATGTTTAGAGAAAAAGTATTAAATGATGTTAGTTTTAATTTAAAGCAACATTATAATTTAATAAGACTCGATAATGATTTAATTGAAATAACTAAAGATTAATCTTTTTATCTCCTATTTCTTCCTTGCACAAGGGACACATATGATTAT